TGAATGGACAATGCCATTGTAAGTTGCTGATGGAACACCTGCGATTGTAACGTTGTTTGATGTACCATGCATACCGTGATTAGGATGTGAAATTCTAATTACACCAGATGTATTAGTTGTTCTAATTGCATTTGTTTTTAATGTTCTTGTAGGTAATACGTCATTACATAGTGTAACCGTACCTGTTACGTTTTCAAATTCTGCTCTCTTTATTTTAAACTTAATGTCCTCGTTTTGTTCAGCCGTCCAAGTTGAACCATTTTGTGATTTGAATAGAACACCAGCATAAGGCTGTTGAGAAATTGTTCTATCTGAATTTATTACTTTTTCACCTAATCTACCAACATAACAATTGTAATTGTTGGTCATTGCCATAACAACAAAACAGTATTCTGTATTTTCTTGTAAGTAAACTGGTGAGTCAAAAGTAAATGTTGTAGCCGTTGTTGCGTCTGTACTTATATTTACTGAATTTGGATTTAAAGTTTTTTCACTGAAAGGAAGTATTCTCTTTCCAGGATATCCGTTTACTACTTCTCTAATTTGTACTGTTACCGGAATATTACTATCTTTTGAACTAAAATATAAATCTACTGAAGTTGCAAATACACCACCTGCGTCATCAATCATAAATGTTTGTGATAATGGGTCATGCCAACCTATTTGTTGTTCGGTAATTCTTGTTCTTGTTTGTGTTCCTCTACTAACTGTTTCAACAGTACTTTCTCTAACAGTTTGAGCTTCTCTTGTAGAAATAATTGTTTCTTGTACTGTATCTAAAGCACCTTTAGCAACATAATCAGCCTCTGCTGAAGTTTGAACTGCCGTACTTAAATTGTTTGTAACTGAACTTGTTAATCTGAATACTCTTTGACCTGTTCTCCATCTTGGATTACTATTCACTTTTGGATCAGGTATTGAAAATGTTCCTGTAACCATTCCATTAATATTTGTAACCAAATTGCCACCTAACGAACCACCGTTTGGTGTAATATAACTTGCTACGTCAATGTTATCAAAGAAAGGATAAACTCTTGTTTCAGGTTTCATTCTAGTTGCTATAAAGGTTAATGTTCTACTTCTTATAAATGGAACAAAACCAACACTAACAACTCTATCGCCTATTGATGTTCTTACTACTTGTGGTACTATTCTTGATCTTATACCTGTTCTTGTTGCTGATAATTGACCTCTTTCAGTAATTGCTGTACGTTGCATTACTCGTCTACCACGTCTAATATTACCTACATTACTTCTAGATAATTCTTGTGGTGTTCCTGACCAGAACTCTTGCCAATCATTCCATACAGTACCTATTGCTACACTTGTTAAATTTGGATTACCTAAACTTTGTACTAACGTATCAAAACTACCTGTTCTATTAATTACCAATTCTGGCATTCTTTCAGTTTCTTTCCATTCATCACTTGGTGGAGTTAATTGAATATTACCTGCCCATGAGAAAACGTCAAATGGGTTTACGTTAACAAATTTACTTGCAAAAGGTTGATCTATTAAAGTTGTTTCAGTGTAAGGTAAAGTCATACAATCACCTGTTTTTGCATACTTAGCGTCTGTTCTATCTAAAGCAGTTATTGAAGTACCGTCATCATCAGCTTCTATTAACTGTACGGCATCCTCATGGAACATAGGTCTCATTTCACCCTTTGCCATATCCATAGATACTTTGTAATCTAAATTTCCTGCGTCACCAACACTATGACCTGTAAAGTTATCTACTAAAAATCCATTTTTAAATCTATCAAATCCATCTGCGTCTTGTATTTGTAAATTAGCTGCTTGCATTTCTAAAAGAGATAATTGAGTATAGTATTCTGTATTTTCAAGTCTATTTTCTAATCTACCAATGTCTCTCATTGTATATCTCTTATTATCTACTTTAGTAATATCAATATCTTCTGGAGTTAAAGTATAAGCAGGAATATCTAAAGTGTATAAATGCATTGCACCATCTAAATTTTTAGGCGCTTGTGGAATTAATGAACTAGCACCTCTAGCTACTTGAAACTTACCATCTTTATCTACAAAAATTTTATCTATTCTTGATAAGTAATATTCTAAATCTGAAGATATATCAGAACCAAATTTAGCAACATCTACAGTTGAAGCACCTGTACCGTTATAATCTCGGTCCTGGTATCCTCTATTAATTCTAGCCTCGTCATCAACTCTTGGTCTGAAATCTAAACAATCTCTTAACTCATAAGTGTCTCCAGTTGTATCCGAAGTATGAGAAGGAATATCTGCATAATCAACAGCGCCTGAATAACTATCAACAGTGAAAACATCTCCTGAACCGTGAGAGAAGTAATCAACACTAATTTGAATAGAACCTGTTGGGTCTACTGCACCTGTATTTAAAGTTATTCTACCTATATCATAGAAGTTATCTCTTTGACCATTGTCTAAAGTAAATCTATCTGTAATATCAATTTCTCCTGATTGCGAATATAAACCAAAGGCAGTTGCCATTTTAACATAGTTTAATTTGTAAATATCACATTTATTTAATCTCATACCACCTTGTTTTTTAATATCTGCTAAACTTGTATGATTTCTTGTAAATCCTGTTACCAATGTTTTTGTTTTTTCTTCTACTACTGATCTAACAATAGTAGCTAAGACTTTGATTTTATGTCCTGCATAATTAGCACCAAAATCTAAAATTATTGATTTACCTACTGGCGAACCAGTTAATGAAAATATTACATCACCTTCATGGTTATTTCCAGTTAAACTTAAAAAATCTCCTGTCGCACCTGTGCCACCTGAACCTGTTGACATTATTGATACAGAAAAATCATATTCGCCCATAGAAGGGAATACTTCGTTTGTACCTGCTGAAAGAGTTGCGTCACCATTTGATCCTAATGTTGCTGTAAAGTGTCTTCTAACTTTAAAGTTTGTATCACTAGCACCAGAGTTAGAAGTTGTTTTTAATGTCTTAACATTTTCATAAGGTAATTTGAATAATGAAATGTTTTTATCTGAATCTTTAAATGTTGCTCTGTTTCTATTTGCATTTGATTTAGTTGAAACATCTGAACCACCAACTGCACTAGATATTTCTAAAGAAGTATCTGAAATAATAGCTTCAATAATTCTTGTTAGTGAAGTACCTGCGTCTGTAGTTAATGTGATTGAATCACCTACTCTTAATTCTGTATTAAATTTTGTACCAAAACCTGTAATTGCGTTGCTACTGTTTGCAACTGATAATGTACCTGTAATCTGTAAACTTTCTCCGTATGTAGAATCTATAAGAGTATCTGCTGTAAATACCGGAGTACCAGCCATACCAATTTGTTTTGTAGATGTGAAATCATATGAAGTAACACCTTTAAATCCTCTAGCGTCTGCTTGAATAGTAGCAGTGTTTGATGAAATACCACCTGTTATAATTTCTCCAGCTGTAAATGTTCCGTTTACAGCAGATAAAATAACAACTGATTGATCTGCCGTACCACCACTTGTATATGAAGTAAAACCAGAACCGTTTACATCTAATTCAAAATTTGAACTAGTTGGATTTTTTACTGTATATGTGTTACCATTTAATTCTGTCATACCACCAACACTATTGATTGTCACTTGTTGACCATCTTTTAAAGTGTTTGTAGAAGTTATTACTACAGGATTAGCTGCTGTTGCAGCTGTTATTGAATGTTGATTATTTGTTGATATACTTTCAAATGTACCTTTAGCACCTGAAGTACCACCTGTAATTTCTTCTCCAGTTGTAAATGCTTGGTTTTTAGGACAGTTTAAGTGAGTCATCATAACAATATCAAATAGATAATGTTTGAATACTGCACTTGTTAATGATGAACTTGAAAAAATATTGTTTGTAGCTGTACCTGAAGCATATTCAAATCCTCTAGATTTAGCACGACCTATTATAGGTATATTAGAACCTGATCCTGTATTTTCTGTTCCTCTTGCTGATGTTGCTGTATTATATAAACCAACTTTTTTAAAAGCTTCAACATCACCTGAAACAAATCCAATATCTGGAGAACCATATACGTTATTAACGTACACATAGTTTCCTACATCAAATCTAGTATTAGAATTGTTTTGTGTATCAAAATCTCTTGCCTTATCTACATCAGCAAATCTTGTTCCAATAGTACTTATTTCATAACCTTTAACGTATGCTTTACCTGGTGCTAAACCAGCAGCAATTTTAGTTTCTAATCCACCATCAGCTGAAGTGTAAATACCTCTATTATCTCCTGATACTAAATGTTCTCTTAAATCTAAATCAAAATCTTTTATTGAATAATCACCTGATTCGTCAAATGTTCGTCTTGCTAATGTTTCTTCTAATACTGCATAATCAGTTGTTCTAACTTGGTTTTGAATAATACCACTTTTTAATCTTAATAATTCTACAAAGTTTGAATCATCTGTAGCAGTTAAAGATTTTTTAGCTAATGTTAAATCTATTTTAAATCTATGAGCACCTGGAGCGTTTGTATTTGAAACTCCTTGAGCATTATCATTTAAAGTTGAATCATCATTTTGAGTTACAAAACTTTCTGTTATTATTAATCCTACTCTATAAGAAGGAGTGTTTGAATATTTTTCTAGTACTAAATCTTGTTTACTTACTTGAACATGAAATCCATTAATATAATAAACACCTTCATTAACAGCGGCCATACTACCATCTGCTGTGGTATTAACTACTGCTGAAACTGTTGTTACTGTTGATTGTAAAGTTGTTGCTACTGATATAGTTTCTCCATCTGTAAATGCTGATGAAGTATTATTTGTACCTGAATTTAAATATTTAACAAGTAAAGTGTTTGGATCTGTTCCATCTGTTGCTACAGTTTTAACAACTCTTGCTTTTAAACCTGAAGAAACACCTGTTAAAGTTAAACCAACAAAATCTGTTAATACAACACCAACGGCAGCTGAATCTGTAAATGAAGTTAACTTAACAGAACCTACCATTAAGTCATAAGAAATATCGCCAGGTATAACCATAGCGCCTTGTTCAAAGACGTGATCTGATAATCTCTCAATCTGATTTTGTAAAATTGATTGCGATTGTGTTAACTCTCTACCTTGTACAGCAAATGCTGGTCTATAAAGAACTCTATGAAACTTTTTAGTTTCAGTAAAGTCATCGTAGTAAGGCGAAAGATTAAAGTCAGTTGGACTTGGCATTTAATTCTCCCTAAAATTCAATAACTAGTTTGATATTTTCTGTTTGATCTGTTGCTCTTTGAATCGGAGCTCTGTTTTCTACGTATAAAATATCACCAGTATCATGGTCTATTTCAGAAGCAGAATAACCACCTGAAAATACAACGTTATTGATTGTACTTGTTACACTTGTTTCCGGTGTACCTGTTGCTGATGAAGTTTGACCTGTGATAACTTCGGTACTAGAAAATGCTGTTAAATTACCTGACGAGTCAACACCGGCGTCATTATGTCTTGATTGCATGTAATATAAAATTCTGTTTGTTGAGTCCCATTCTACAACTTTACCAACTGCACCTGTACTTGCTTGATTCAATTCTTCATCTACTACAAAAGTACCTGGAGTTGGAGTTGAGTTAATTCTAACTGCTTTAGTTCCTCTTAATGTTGAAGCTGAAGCGGCTGAACCACCAGCTGCTGGGTCTCTTATTAAAGTGATTTTTCTGAAATCATTACCAGCATGGAAATCTCCAGAGTTTGCTGATTCTGTTCCTTCTAAATTTATATTTAGCATTACAAAGAAACCACCTAATTCTTCTACTGCATTAAATCCATTACCACCATTTGGTGAGATAATAACATCTAATTCAGCACCTGTTAAACCTGTTGCACCAGCGGCTACAATTTCTGTATTTGAAACTGTACCAAAAGTGTAACCTGATCCAACGTTAGTCATAGTTACAGAAGTAATAATACCACCTGAAACTAAAACGTTAGCAGTTGCACTTGATCCGTCACCTTTAATAGTAACTGAATGTGTACCGTTTGCTCCACCTGAACCACTTGCTTTAATTTTTATACAATCAATTGATCCGTCTATAGCAGCTGCACTAACAGTTGAGTTAGTTGATACTCCCATAAAGTCTGTTGATAAAAAATTTGATTGTTGAGAAGCTGACATAGTGAACATGTATTTCCATTTATATCCGTCAGCAGTTGTTATAACAGTTGTTGATGTTCCTGTAGGTTCTACAGTTGAAGCTGTGTTACCATCGTTGTCTATGCACTTATAAACATTTCTGTCTGTAGTTAATACATAGAAATTAGCGTCATGTAAAATTGTTGCACCACTATTAGCAGTAACTCTTGTAGATACACTACCTGTTAAGTATTCGCCATAGTCGTGTCTGTAAATATCGTATGTTGTTCCTGTTGCCCAATTTCTTCTTGGTATAGCAAAAGAAATATCCGAAGTTGTAATTTTCTTAGCTGCTAATAAATCATCGTAGGTATTGAACTCTGCAACGACACTGTCGCCTGGAGTTATTGGAGCTGCGTCTGTTCCTTCGTAATCTGTACGAGAATCAGCTCTTGTTAAAGTACCCCAAGGTTGAGGTCTTCCAAGTCCTAGGTAGTAAACGTTTGGCGAAGCTTCCGTGAAAGATTCGTGAAACTGTTCACTGTTATTAATTCTGAATTTTGTTGTTATAATCGCTGGCATAATTGTTATTCCTATTTATAATACTTTCTATGATGTTGTTCCAATAATTGTTTTTTGTGTAACGCCACTAGAATTTTTTACTAGTAGAGTTGACGCATTAGATAGATTAGCCATAGTGATAGAACCACCAGTTATTGCAACTGCATTAGCATTTTGAGCAGCCATAGTACCTATTGTACCTAAAGCTATATTAACAAAAGCACTACCGTTCCACTGTAAAATATCGCCACTTGCAATACTTGTCAAAGTGACATCGTTCATTTCTGATATTTGGTCTTCAGCGGATACAGCAGTTAAAATTGAACTGTCTACATATTGTTTTGTTGCAATACCTAAATTTTTTGTTGGGTTACCAAATATTACAACCTCACCTGTACTATCTCCTTCTAACCAAGTTGTCAAAGTAGAACCATCTGATCCTGCAATTATCATTGCTCTAGTTTCACCGGTAGTATTACCAGCAGCATTTCCTATAATAACATTACCTGATCCAGTTTCTATAGTTTGACCTGCATTATAACCTACAAAAGTGTTTTGTTGTCCTGCATTTACTCTTAAACCTGCGTTTGCACCAAATAAAGTATTTCTTTGTCCTGTTGCGTCTTTACCTGCTGAGTGACCTACAGCTGTACTTTTACTGTTAGAGGTCATTGATTCTAAAGCTGCAAACCCCACGGCAACGTTATCGTCTCCTGAAGTAATTGCTCTTAAAGATGTTTTACCAACAGCAACGTTTTCTTGAGCTGCACTCAAAGTACCTGTCACCGAGTGACCGATCATTAAAGAGTTTGAGAAGTTTGCTCCTTCTTGTTTACCTGTAATAATACCAGTACTTAAATTTGTACCGTCTCCTATAGTACTATAGATTTCGTTAAAGTTATCGTTGATTAAATCTCCACCTGCTCTAATAGTAGAACCTGTACCGTCATTTGGAGCTGAACCGATTGATATTGTTTGTTTTGCCATTTCTATCTCTATTTATATCCTATATTTATACGTTTGCTTGGTCAAATTCATTATTAGTGCTATCAAATTTTATAGTATTTCCACTAAATGATTCTTCGCCTGGGAATGTAATATCTGCTGGAAAAGTGAAGTTGGTCTTTAACATAAAACCATTATCATCTTCATTTACATTAGTACCACTTATCATATTAAGTAGAGCTGTTGTACCATCTAAACTTGATCTAGTACCAGTAACCTTTAATTCGTTTAATCTATTAAAAGTAATACCAGATGTACCATTAATACCACCTGCTCTATTGACAGTAACACCATATGCTGTATTAGCCCACTTGTTTATTGAAGAAAATCTAGGACCACAATATGCAAATCCTTGACTTATAGTTTTGTTCGTTCCAACTTTTCTTCTTATTCTTAAACTTAATCTAACACCTATAGGCGCTCTTGATAAAGTCACGTCTCTAGTTGTAGTAGCAAAATATGGATATACTACTGCTGGAGAAGCATAGTATGAATCTGATCTTAAACTTGTTCCATCATCTATTGTTCCTAATCTTCTACCAAATACAGTAGAAAATATTAATTTCATCATTGAAATTATTGGTTCGCCAATTGTACCTGTGTTAAGAGCCTCTGCTATGCTAACTTGCATATTAATTCTACTCTCTAAATCAACTTGACCTGTAAAATAGAAACCTGAAGTATGCATTGTTTTTTTAAATGCGTCTCTCCATAAATTAATTGAGTTACCTACTTTTAATACATAAGAATAATCTTGATAGTATAAACTATCTTGTACTTTCATAGTATTTTCTGAAAGGAATCCTTTTTCATTTAAGAATTTACCATCTGTATCTACTACAGCAGCGACATTTACAGTTGTTGTAGTTAAATCTAAATATTTTAAAGTACCACTAGCACCTGAAGTTGTTACTGTTTCATTTAATTGAAAAGTACCTGATACATTTTTTACTTTTAATATATTTCTATCTGTATCCCAATCTGTTACTAATCCTGTTGCACCTGAAGAAGCACCTGTTAAAGTTAATGCATTTGCAAAATTTCCTGTAACACCTGTCAAAAATAAATTTTGTACAAAAGATAATGTTGGAGGTGTAGGAGAATTTTGATATTTAATACCTAAATTTGTTGTTGTTATTCCTAAAACTTTTCCTACTTCTGTACCATAAGATAATAAGTTTGCATTTGCACCAGCTGAAGATGTTACCGTAACTGTTGGTAAAGTTTTATATCCGTCACCACCATTATATAAGTAAACGTCTGTAATATCTCCTGTACCTGTATCTGATTCAAAAACAATTTTATCTCCTGTAAGATGATCTCCTGAAGTTGTCTGATCTTCTAATACTACATGATCTGTATCTTCATGTGCTACAGCACCATTAACAACAGTAACTACACCTTTAGCACCTGATCCAAATGTTCCTGTATTTGCAAAACTTAATTCATCTCCAATTTCATAACCAGAACCCCCGGCGTCAACAATAACTTCCGTTAATTTACCAGAACCAACATCACTAACTTGAAAAGCAGCTTGTTCTCCACCACCTGTGACTGTTATAATATCGTCTGTAGTATATAAATTACCGTCATTAGTAATTGTTTTTGTTCCTGGTATTCCTGAAATATTTGCTAAAATATAATAATCGTCTGTATCAGTTGCTGTACCTTGTATTTCTTCATCTACTTGAAAAGTACCTATGATAGTATCTTTGTTTATAGTAACTTCAGAAACTTCATTAGCACCAATATAAAATTTAGTAACATGTTCTATTATTGCTGTTGCGTTAGAAGTATTACCTGTAATTTTTCTTCCAACTAAAGATGAAGTATTACCTTGTGTAGCTATTACTCTTAAAACTGTTTTAGTATCCCATTTACCGTCAGATACTTTCATCAAGTTTTCTCTAGGATAAAATGTTTCAGAGCTATCGTTAAATAATATTCTAAAAAATAATTCGTGGCCTTTTTGTGTGCCTTTTAGTTTATATAACGATTTAATATTTTTTATTAAATTTCTTTTGTTTAATCCTGAAGCTAAATTTTCTGGTATAGTTTGAAAGAACTCGTCCCTAAAACTATCTAAAAAATTTGAAATAACTTTATCAGGATCCCTAAAGTTTGTTAATTGTTGAATAGTATTAACTGGATTAGGTCTATATAAATTAACAACAGCTGACGCATTAGAAATTGAACCAACAACTATTTCGCCAACTATAAATTTATCTTGTGATGATATGAATAATCTATTATTAATTAAATCTTCCGTTAATACTGTAGCTGTTGCTTTAGAAGTTTGTCCTGTTATAGTTTCTTTAAATGTAAATTTACCATATGTACTATCTTCTAATATAATTTTATCATCTAAATCTAATTGTGTATGTTCAGCACCAAGTGATCCACCATCTAATACTAAATTGTTAGCAACACCTGTTTGATTTTCTAAAGTTATTCCGTCTGTAGTTTGAATAGAAGTTACCTGTAATTCGGCAGCCTCCATAAATTGAAAATAAGTTTTTAAGAACTCTACAAATTTTGGGTGATCGTCAACTACGAAATCCGGTAGTTGAGTCGGTATTAAGTTGGAAATTTTATTATCAAATTTCGCCATTGTTTATTAATGACTTGTTGTAGTTGTATAGCCTACGCCAGCTTCGGATGAACCGCCTACAAAAGTATCTTCCTCTACAGTTATGTTTGAATTTGAAACGTCTATCTCTACAACTTGGTTTCTAACTGGAACTATATCATTTGATTTTGGCGTAGCAGTTAATTCAATTACATTAGAAACAACACCTCTAATATTTGATATTGAAGCTACGTTTAATGAATTTAAAGTTACCTGACCTGTTTCATAATTAATAGTACCTTGTGTTGAGTTAGCATATGTTTTAACACCACTTACTAGATAATATCTTCTAATATTACCTTTACTATCATCATCTAAAAACATTTCATTATTACTACCTGAAACTTTAAATCCTGTTGATGTCAAAACTGGTGGATGACTATCATGTGGATCCCATATTGCGTTTCTAAAATATATATCATATTTTGTTGAAGACGCTATAGTTGGTGTAAAATTCTTTCTCATTTTAATAGTTGTTATATTTGATAAAATACTTGTATCAACACCATCTATTAAACCTGTTAATTTAGAAAATCTGAATACACCATCAAATTTTTGTAAAGTAGAACTATTATAATTTGTAATAGCTGTAACTATTTCTGATTTTAATGAATCATCGGATTTACTAGTACCTTTTTTATCGTACTTAGCAGTAGTAGTTAATAAAATTGATGTTGTTTCTGGATCAATAATTTCTGGTCTAACAGCCGCTACATTATAAGGTATTAATTCTTTTACAATAGAAGCTTTTGTTGCCTCGGTTAAAGTTGAACCTGAAGCTGCTTTTATTGAAATTTTTACTACACCATAAACTGGTGTTTCATCATCTTCTCCACCCCACGCACTAACTGATAATGCATTAGGATAAATTGATCTTACTATTGTTTCGTAATCTGTTGCTGTGACAGCTCTATCTTGTGCTGTATATTGTAGAGGCGCATTAAATCTAATAGACTCTTTTTCTTCTTCGTCTGATCCGCCTTGAGCATTTGATTTAGTTGTTATGGTTACATTTGAAAATGCTCCAATACTAGAACCTAATTCAAATTTACTAGCGCCATTAGCTTCTTCTTGATTTGTAACAATATATTCTAAAATAACTATGTTACCATCTTCTAATTTATTTCCTATAACACCATCACCAAAGTAAACTTCAAATTTACCTGTATCTGTTTCTTGTAAGAAGTAAATTTTAGATGTATTATTTAAATTTCTTAAACCTGTAGCTAATGTGTAAGTATTTAATGTTGAATCTGATACAGAGTTTTGAATTGTTACTTTTAAAGTAGAAGTATCAGCGTCTATATTTCTTATCATAAAGCTTTGATCTGAATCAGAGCTATCAACTGTATATTTGAAAGTAACTAAAGTACCTTCGTATAATTTAATATTTGAAAACTTATAAACACCGTTTAAAGGTGTGATTGTAATATCTTCGTTAGTAAGAAAGTTATATCCTGTTCCATCTACTGTAGTTGTAAACGTTGTTCCTTTATTCATTAATATACTTGAGCCTGAAGCGTTGTTAACTAAAATATCAATTTCAGCCATTGGCGCTCTAACAGATGATGGAGTATAACCGATTGCTTTTGCTAATGAGACTATATTTTTTCTTATGTCAGCAGAATCTAAATAAGATTCATTTACAAACATATTGGCATTGAAACCAAGATAATGTGTATTGTAAGCTAACGTATCTAAAAGAACAGCAAAGCCTGATCCTTCAAAATTGTAGTCTGAAAATTCTGGTTGATTTTGTAAAAATGTTTTTAAGTTTGCTTTGACGTTATCAAAGTCAAAATCTGATACTACGAGTTTATTACTTGCCATTATCTTAATCTTTCTAAAAATGTTTCTATTGTTACCGGCTCTGTTGTACCTATAACATAAAACATTATTGTTAAGTGATAACTATTTCTATCAAGGTCTGGTCTAGCTAAAATTTGTACTAATTTAATTCTAGGCTCAAAATTATCAAGAACTTCGTTAACCTTTCTTTGTAAATTAAGCGCTGTAAGAGGTGTCATTGGTTCAAATAACATACTTCTAACATCACTGCCAATTTCTGGATGAAAAGGTCTCTCAAAGTGAGAAGTTTGTATTAAATTTCTAACACTTCGTTTAACAGCCTCTACATCGGTCAATTTGTTTACATCGTTAGTAACAGGATTACGACCAAAATTCAAATCCAAGTCTTTATAGATTCTATTTGCTCTTTTGCTATTGTTTGTATTGCTACTATCAAAGTTTGGCATGCTTATATTTATACGACAATTGGTAATTAACCGCTAAAAACATTTGATGATCCTGCAGTCATAGCTCCTGCGTCTGTACTATCGCCAATTCTTGCTACTGCTAAGCTATGTACTCTAACAGTTGAAGAGCCTACGTTAACAACTTTAACATGATCCGGGCAAGGAGGTATTGGAGGCGCTGGATGAGGTACAGTTGGATCGGTAACTCTAGCAATTAGAATACTATTTGCTCTACAAGTACCTTGTCCTGGTGTATCAAGTATAGTTGAACCTACACAAGCATGTCCTGTACTTAAAGCGTCACCTTTTCTACTAACTGCTGGCATTATCTTCCTATTTTGTCTTTTCTACCTAATGGTAATATTTGCCATTTGGTCATTTCCTGACCTTTTTTACTTACCCATTCAACGTATACCATTTTTTGTTTAACTTGATTTTGAAAAGATTTTACTGCTTTCTTAAATGAAGTTGATTCTATTATTTTTTCGCCTTTTTCATCATCTATAAATTTAAATTCTCGCATTTTACTCATTATTTTCCTCTATTTCTATATTTTCTTCAATTCTATTATATTGACAAACGACAATTTCGTAAATTCTGCCATTTTCATCTATTTCCGTTCTTTTTAGAAAATCATCGTGAGATTTATTTCCACAATTCATACAATAAGTCATAATATTATTTAGGTTTAAAAATTACAGCGAATATGAGCATAAATTTCATTTCCGGATAAATTTTTTGCATAATTTTTTACTGATTCTTGCTCAAACTCAAAAAAGCGACATTTTTCAACATTTTTTGAGCAAGAAACTAGAACAAAAAGCGAACAGACTAAAAAAAGCGCCATTTTACTTGATTTTTTTTCATTTTTGCTCATTTTTTTGTTGACTTTTCTATATTTATCTGGTATAGTGGACCAATAAATGAAAATAATAAAGGAAAACACTATGAATACTTTTTTTAGTATTACAACTATACTTTCTGCTATAATGGCAGTTGGTTTCATTGAAGATTGTGGTGGTCATTGTTTAGGAAACGATAACTGGCCAATGTTCTTTGTAATGTTTGGAATTATGTTAATTTCAGGCATATTAACACTATACACTATGGAGGGAAAATAATGACAATAGTTAACTTAAAAGCAACTTCTTTAGATGAAGGAGTTAAAAATATGATGAATGGTGCCAAGGCAGATTATGTTTCTTGGACTACCGACAAAAATGGTAACGTTTCTGACTACTCAAAAGAAGAAATCGCAAATTGGGATAATAAAACAAGAGTATCACAAGGTAAAAAGTACATTAGAGTTGTACGTGATGGTGGTGTTTTTGCATTTATCGTAATGAATGATTTTAAACACTTTAAAAAAGGCGATATATTAAAAGCGGCTGGTTATAATGCACCTGCTTTAAATTCTCCTAGAGGAAATGTACTAAATGGCAATTACCATATCAAATGGACTGGTCCTTTGTATATGGATTCACAAAGAAGATTAAGAGGATAATATGAATAGACGTGATAAAGTTTTTAGAAAAATAGTAAACCCATTATTACTTAAACATATGTTAGACCCATTTAAATATCAAGGGTCTTGTATAGCTGCTGGTATACCAATTAAGTATTTAAAATACTTTAAAGAAATTACTAGAGCTAAAAACGCCAAGAAAGTTAGATATAGATATAGAGGTTGTTCAAAACCGAACTATAAAAGACCTCAATCTTTTTGTCATATTTTTGGTGCTGATACATTTAGTTTATATTATAGAAATCCAAACAATAACTATTTTAGATATAATTAACTATCTATAATACGTTTTCTTAAATCAGTGGTGGAGAACCTATGTTCTCTTTTATTGTAAACAATCTTTATGTGTTTCTTAACACATATCTCTTTACCAGTAAAATTCTTACCTTGATATTCTTCACCTATAATTCTAACTGATATATTATACATTTGGAATATATCTTCTAAATCTTTTTCTGTTTCGTATGGTATAACTTCATCTACATATTTTATAGCATTAAGTTGTATACTTCTCTCTACCAATGTTTGTATTGGTTTTTTCTTTTCTTTTGGTCTATCTATAGTTGGATCAGTTTGTAATCCAACAATCAAGTAATCGCATTCTTCTTTAGCGTCTTTTAACATCTGTACATGACCAGCATGTAACAAATCAAAAGCACTACACGTAAATCCTACTTTCATTCTTTCTCCTTTCTCAACATTTTCTGATAGTATTGTTTATCTTGAACTCGTTGACTATTAAAACCATATAACCTTACACAGTTTGCAATCCATTCATGTCCTTTTTTATTTGGGTGTGGATTAGCGTCACTAATAACATAATCATAATTAATCATATCTCGTGGAGCTATACCTACATGTTTACCAAATATTTTATATAACTCTTTATTGTTTCTACCTTTTATTCTATCCTCATAATCTCTATTATAAGGATTAAAGGAAGAACTTGCTAAATTATTGGCTAATCTATTTTCCACTCCCCAATTTTTATGTATTTGTACATCACCAAGAACAAAACCACCAGCTTCCTCAATGATAGGCCAACCAATAAAGTTTTTCATTTTATGGAAGTATGGTGATGTTTTAATTACATCACAACAACTATCATATATTTTTTTAAATGGTATACCATTATCTTTATATTCTACTTCATAGATATGATCTACAAATAAAGAAATCATTTGAAAATGTCTATATGGTATTCTATTATATTCCATTAATGTTTGAAAGGCATACATGTATCTTAATGAATCTAATATCCAAAAATGTACATGACCATATAAATTAGGTCTACCATCATCCCATTCTAATTTTCTCTTTTGCCAATTTGCTCTTTGACTTTTTGACCAGGCTGCAATACATAAACCAATTTCTTGTGGATCATGTCTCGCCACGTAATCTTGTATTGTTGAGAATATTCCTTGTTGACCAAAACCACACTTAGCTAAACAAACTAATTCCATATCTAATTTTTTTGCTAGAAGTTGTGCCCAATTAGGAAAATCTTTAATAATTATTGGAGCACCTTCTCTTTTCATTTGGTGTGGTACAACACCATCACCTTCTTTTGCTAAAGGCGCTTCTTGTGAATTTATTAAATCAATATAGTTAATATCTGACCAACTACAACCACCAATTACCAATTTTTTTCTATTTCTCATTTAAAAATATATCCTTTACTCTCCTATAAAATCTTTCTTTATTACTATAACCTACAAGTCTAACTAATTCTTTTCTACCATTCCATATTATAAATGTTGGTGTTCCTCTAATAGGTTTAATTCTGTTTTGAGCATACGCTTCTTTAAACCATTCAGGCTGATTATATAGATTAATAATAACCAAAGGTAATTCTTTGTTATCATAATCAATAGCAACCTCATCCATGAATTTATTACAAATGTGACATTTAGGATTGTGTGCCATTAATAATTCTAATGCTTGTATTGTTGTAGCATAAAACATTGCTAAAAGAAATACTAATATTTTCATTATTTTTTCTCCACACTTGTTGCTACACCTTTTTCAGTATCTATCCATTCTACCACTTGTGTATATTTTTTTAACTTAGCACATGTAGTCCTACATGCATTTGGTCCTATATTATTTGATAAGTCTTTTGCAAATTGTTTCCATTGTTTTGATTTTAATATATCTTCTATTTTATTGTTATCATTTATAACACTTGCGTTCAACATATCTTTCATTAATGGGTCGTTCATTGTTTCTGGATCGTCCATTCTACAACAAGGTAGTAATACACCTTGATTAGTAACTGCTAAAGCAATTGCGTCTTTAAAACATAAAGGGTCTAACTCAACATCTCCTTCTGCTCTAGATGTTAGATTTAATAAATCAACACCTAAAGAGTTATCGGTAACTTTAGTCATTTATTGTCCTTTTTGTTTTAGGCATTAACCAATCATCATCATCTGTCCATCTTGCACTATTAATTAATATAAAATTAACATCAGCCTCTTTGGCCATTTTCATTGCCTCATCAAGACTATGTTCATTATAACTGAATATAATAAATTGCCATAAAGGTTTAGTTTGTAAATACTTTTTACTTTCTAACATTATATTAAATAGTTTTCTACCATCTTGGTTTACTCTGTACTTATGACTTTCTTCAGGTATGCCATCTATACCAAATATCCAATTTGCTTTAGGGTTTGCCTTAAAGGCCTCTATATAATGTTTCATAGGTTTTAAAGATGAAGCTAAATGTACTTCAACTTTAGTACCACGTTCTTTTGTGATTTTTAATAATTCGTTTATTTGTGGGTGATGTATTGGGTCTGAATATTGGCCACAAAAAGATATTCGTGGAAACCAATCCAATATTTTATTAAATTCAGGTATTGTTAAATCTCTGCCTGGTACTTTTAGGCCTTTACTTGTAAAACTTCTTTGTCTACCACAACGTAAACACTCTAACGGACATCTATGAGATAAATCAATATTTAATCTCTTATGTCTTCTATCAAAAAAGGAATTTTCCTTTATCTTGATACCGTGTTGTATCTCTGTACCTTCAATCTTTTCTCTATTTGTTTCAGCCATAATATAAAACTATTTATGTTAGATACTAAATGATGTTCCACAACCACATGATGATTTAGTATTAGGGTTTTTAAAATGGAAAGAACTACCAAAGATTTCTTCTTTGTAATCCAACTCCATACCTGCGACATATATTTCAAATAGATTATCTATTACTACTAGATTGTCAACTATAATATCATCTTTAGTTGGTGTCTTTTCAAAGTCGTTTGGTATAAATGACCATTCGTATTCGTGACCTGCACAGCCACCACCTTTGACTTCTAGTCTAACATAATCTACTTTATGTTTTGCTTTTAAATTATTTAAATGTGCTTTCGCACCTTCTGTTAATGTAATCATAATTTTCCTTTAGATAGGCATACCAGTTTGTTTACCTATTTTAGGCTCTTCACCTAATATACTTCTATCTTGTTCTGTAGTATTATTTAGGTAAGTTTCATATTGCTCTTTTGTTAAACAATAACATTGTCCTCTACTATTAGGATACTTCTTATTATATTCACTTGCAACCACCACCGATGTCTGATAACAACTATCATATGTTTCAAATGGTACTTCGTTGTGTATCGTCTGACAAGCAGTCCCTATACACATCATAATAACAAGAAAAAATTCTCCCATTTTTCGTTCCTCCTAGAACTATCGGAACTTAATTCCGATTTTTTTTACTTTTATGGCTCAACTCACTTTCATATTGTTCTAATAGCTTTTTACAGATACCATACCAATAGATACCCGAGTCTCTTAGCATTTCATTGGAAGATCGTAGACGTTCCAACTTGCGTTCTAAAACATCAAGACGGACCTTTGTTAACTTCTTCGTGCCATTATGTAAATGTTCAAGAGTGGTAATTATATTATCAATGTCTGTACACGTATAATTCGGTACTTTAGGTGCCTTCTTCTTAAATGCAAGTAGAGCATACTTAATATCCTGGTATGTTACTTTGCCTGTATTTCGTGCCATGTATTCCCTTTACGGTTATTTTTTTATCAATAAACCAAATCAGAAATATTAGATATAGAATGAAATAGTTGGTAAATACCAACACTTATATTTATATTAGATTAGTGTTAAAAGTGTAAATTGTTTTTGCGAATAGTAATCAAGTGTCCGGCCTATAGGGCTTTGGAGCCTTCCTTGAAACTCAACACCGTTATATATGCTTTGTAAGATTTATAGACCTAGTGTCTAATAGAATAATAATAATAGGGATAGAAATACTGTTATAATGGCCAGCAACCCACAAATGTAATAAAACTTATTTGCCAGGTTTTTCATTGTTCCACATAATCAGTAATGCGAGTACTAATAAAAAAGGAAGACTTATCAATAATAAATTTATAGTTAAATCCATTAACATATCTTATACTATTTATATGATAAAGTCAATGCTCCAAGCTATCAACTTCCAGTTGACTACCACCGGCCACCGAAATCCTGGAGGAAAAAAATAAGATAAAGGATAATGCTAATGATTGTTATTGCAAATATAGATTAAATCTGGCCACCTCCAAATCAATAGCGCCGGCATATATGAAAAATTTTATGTGGTTTAAGGATTCAAATCAATAGTAGCCCCTCTATGTATTACTGCACCTGTTGTGTTAGATGTTTTAGTACCTGCTACGTCTTCTTGTTTATTTCCTTCTACTGATATTGTGTAATTGCCACCCACTTTAAGATTGTAATCGCCACTGCTAACGGCATTAATACGGCCATCTTTGGTCACCATATTAATATCTCCTTTGTCTACTTGTATGTTCACATTGGCATTTGCGCCCACGTGAATGTCATAGTGGTTGTCCTCAAAGCCATCTTTGTTAATGAATATTTTGTGGCGGCCATTGATTGTAATATCTGAATCTTGTTTTATGTTTATGTAATGGTCAGCGTCAATAATCTCGTAAGAGTCGGCCACTATTTTCTTTACAATAGAACCTGAATTATCTATTTCATAACCTGTGCCACTTTTGTGGCGTTCATGTATACGTGTGTAAAAATGATATTTGTTGGTGTACTCATCATACTCCCAAGAATCATCGTACTCTTTAATATGGCCTTGTTCAGATTCAAAAACGTGATTGTATGGGTAAATGGCCGAGTAGGGAATTTCTGGTTGGTCCCAGGTGTCCGAGTCACTGGCCTTTATTGTACTGCCATCAGCGGCCTGCGTCTCGTCAAAGTCCGCCGTTGGTATTTCCAAATTACCTTTTTCGGGATCCTCTCTGTCGGCCTTCCTTGCCGTAAACGTAGGGTGTTCCAAGTCCGGGTTATTAACGGCCAGTCTATTGGTGTCCGGTTCGTTTATGTTTCTAGGGAATACCGATTTGTGGTAATTGTCGTCATCTTCTGAATCTTTTCCGTAATC